TTTATCAGAATAAGCATCATACTTCACCTGACAGATCTGGGAAGAGTTTTCTACTATTTTGAAATACAAATGTGATGGTAAACAATAATTTTGTGCTTTTACAATATGATCAATTTCACTGGAGTACATTGTTTACCTCGCATGTATCTTTTATAAACTGCTTAACATCATAAGCATAATTTACCTTTTTAATGTGTGACTGCACACGTACAGTATCGTATTTTACTAAATCCTTTTGGTTAAAAGACTTTTTGCCTATTTCTGAAATCATCTTGTTAAATTCTTGAATCCTCATAAAATATGTATCATTGTTTTTGGTTCGGAAATTGAATAAAAATCCTGCAATTAAATTATGTTCACTTGCGTCCGTAAGCTCATCAATTTGATTCTTTCGAATCATACTTAGTGGAATACTTGTACACTTAGTTGATTTTTGCTCTAAACAATAGAGTGTTTTTGACTTGTCATCTAAAACCAAACAATCGCACATGTTATGACTTGCAAATCTTGTATTTTCACCAGATGCAAAACTGGCTGCATTATCTTTCAAGCGATAATACCAAACGTCTGGTAATTTATTAACAGAGTTTTTCCAATCAGTTTCAAATTGTTTTCCTGCGTTAATGGCGATTAAAATCACTTCCTTCCATATATGATAGGAGAGCAGTGTTCAGTCTTTTCTGCTCCACGAAATAACAAAATGCTCTTACCAGGCGACTGAACTTTAGTCTAGTAAAAGCATTTTGGATGTGATATATATAATAGTTAAGCGGTCACAAGTTCTTAGTCTGTAATTTCAGAAGAAAGTTCTTGGTGATATCTATGTTCTATAAAGTGTATCCATTTCTCGTTCACGTATGTGCTTATTGGCGCTTCCGTCTTAACAAATGGGAATGCATTAGAGAGCACTGGCGTTCTTATCCTTCCCGATAGGATAGGACACCACGCTTTGTAATTTTCCAGTAGAACCAGGGTTGAGCTTTCTGATAAAACTTAACACGTCTATTGTTGGAACCTGTGACCGCTTTTTACTTTCGATGAAATTCATCTTTCAAATATATTGAATTTTAATTCCTCTAAAATCTGTATCACGTTTATGTGCTGCCACTTTGAACATACTCCATGGAATATTATGATAAAGCTTTGATAAAGAACGGACACATTCATTTATTGTATTGAACGAAAAATCTTGATCCTCTATATGAACCTTAATTCGTATTTTGTTTGCTGGATAATAACTGCAAAATCCCAACTCATTGCCCTTGTATAAATAATTTGATACAGTTGTTTCATTAAGATAGAATGTTTCCGCAATCTTTTTTACAGAATATGTAGTATGAGCATTATAAAAATCACAAATTTCTTTAACAATACTTTTCGTTGCTTGTAGATTACATTTCTCCCAATCTATTTTTGATAAATCAAATAATTCTGCTAAAAAACTAGATTTTATATTTTTAATAATATAATTTTTCTCAGAATAAAAACAGTCTATTCTTATAATTGTTATATTATGATCGAATGCTAATTGATCTTTTAAGGCATCAATTCTTTGTGTTTCTTCTAAAGATAAATTACTTTTATAATATTTAATATAATGAAATCCGCCATCCATTTCTAGAATATATCTTTGACCTTTGTATTCAAAATAATTATCATATCTATAGTGACAAGCCCACTCTGGAGAATATTCATATATTAAATTCTCTACATTTAATTGAGATAATAAACTTCTAGAAAATTTATTTGGATATGAAACACCATCGTCACATTTTGGACAACACATTGATCCTCTTTGAACAACATAACAAATCATAGTTTTCTTTTCAAACCCACAATCAGGACATTTAAACCATGTTGTTACATTACAGCCCTTACTGTACTTTTTGGCTTCTGAAGGATCTTTGAAATATCTAACAACTTCAGGGTTGGTTGTTGCTATGTCATTTATCCCTGGCACTATACGAACACCCGCACAAATTGGACATCCAACCCCTTCCATAATTTTTCTGGCAACTTGATCAAAAACCCCACCACATATTTTACATTCACATTCAATATTATCCATTACACCTGTATACCGTCCTCTGATTTTGATATGAGGATTTTTCTGTGCAGCATCTTTTATAAATTGTTCATGTGTTTTCTTTTTATGACTAGCGTTTCGTTTTTCTTTTGCGCACATAGGACATCCGGAGCCACGATGTAATAAATGATCTGGAATAGAAGTATATTTACAATTATGTATTTTACATCTACATAAAATACTTGTCTTTGCATTTTTATATTCACCTAGAATTTCTACATTTGGCTCGCATAGTGCCATTTCTTCAATAAATTGTTCTTGCGTTTTTCTTTCTGCCATAAGTACCTCCGATATTTTTAAATAAAAAGACAGAAAAAGTGGTCTATTTTTTTATAGACCACTTTTCTAAAAGCTTGTTTAATTTTTCATTTTTTAAATATACCCAAAATAGTTTTTTGCTATTTGGATTAAGTGCCGCTAATATATATTTTTGACCATTATCATAAAGATAATTACGCTGGTTTATTGAATAGCAGCAATATATTTTATTATTCATAAATTATCCTTTTATCCTTTAGTATTTAATAACCCCATCTTTAAGTTGTTTATGATAGACCTCTTTGATTACTTCCATACTTTCATTGACAAGCCCATTTTCTAAATTATTATCCTGAAGAATCATTTCATATTTTTCGTACATTCTAAAAATATGTTCAAAAGTTTCACGATTATATTTTCGACCACATGTTACAGCAGAAGAGAAGTCTAATATCTCCCAACGAATATCATCAATTTCCTTATCAACATACATCTTTGTCAGGTTTTCAATGCATTCTTTCAGCTCTTTATTACTACGATGGAGTTCTTTCTCATCATTTTTTTGACTGATTTCCAAATCTTGGATCTTCTGCTGAGTAAAAAGTAGCAATTCATGTTCTTCTTTTTTCTCGCGCATTGCTTTTGTTTCAATGCCCAAGAATTCAAATAAAAACCAGTGTAATACTTGAATAATTGCCTGGAATCCTAGTAATGCTACAAAGATTGTTATTCCGAACGCCTTCCAGTCTATGCCAAAAAAATCACGTATAGGTTCCACGTTACACCTACACTTTCTAAGCCTTTGGCTCTGTATAAGTCATAGCATTCTCTGAATCACCAGCACCTGCTGTCGTAGGATCAATTACAATACCTAAAATTGCCAATACTACGAACACTGCATTGACAACGTTAACTAAATTGTCTCCAAGTTCGCTCAAGTCAATTGTGAAACCAAATACTGCAGCAATAGTTTGAATAAGTACGATTACCGCTGGAATTAATGAAATCCAGAACATTTTATTTTTTACTCTAACGAGCCAGTTAATATTTCTCATAGTTTTACCCTCCATAATTTTGATATGATAGGAGAGTGATAATACACTTTTACGCCCATAACCATGAGCAACCTATGCTAAGTTCCTCAATGTCATGACACAATTTTTTATTTGGTTACATATGTAATCTAATTCTTCTTTTGTTTCTGATCCACACAAAGTTAAACGGATGCCATCATGAATATATTTTTCTTTCATTCCAATGGCAAGTAAGGTATCAGACGATTTCAAACTTCCGGAATTACAAGCTGATCCAGTAGATACAATTACACCATACTCATGAAGTAAGGTCATTAATGCTTCGCCAGATACTCCTTCAAAACATAAAAATAAATTATATGGTAGTCTATTATTATAAGAGCCAACAACAAAAAAATTTGGAACTAATCCTGATAATGTTTGCACGAGATAATTTCGTTTTTCTGATGTACATTGATCATAATTATAATGCTTTACAACGTATCCTAGAGTTAAGATACCAAGTGTGTTCTCTGTTCCACCAAAAAGTCCATGTTCTTGTGAACCATATATAATAGGAGACAATTGAATATTATCCTTTTTATATAAAACCCCACACCCTTTTAAAGATCCTAATTTATGCGCAGAAAATCCTGCAATATCAATATCAAATTTCTTGACATCTAGTGGAATTTGACTGATCGATCCAGTGCAATCAACATAAATTTTACCGTTATAAAAATGGATCAAATCAGTGAGCTTTTCCACATCTTGTATTGTACCGATTTCACTATTAGCATAATCCATAACCACAAAACTTCTTTTATGATATATAGAAAGAAGAGATTTCAAATCATCAAAATCAATTTCGCCCTGTCCATTGACTTTTAATGGAATAGCACTTCTAACTGTTTTTACATAATTTAAAATTGATTTATGCGCAATAGGAGAGTACAGAATAACACAGTCATTTTGGTCTTTATATCCTTTGACTGCTAACGTATTAGAAGCCGATCCTCCAGAAGTAAACAAAATATTACTTTCATCTGCATGAATAAAATCAGCAATATTTTTTCTTGCTTCATCAATTTTATTCCGAATATTTCTTCCTTCTTGATAAGCACTGGATGGATTATAATAATCGTCTAAAATAGATATAATATAATTTTTTGTCTCTTGATTTAATGGAGTAGTGGCAGCATTATCTAAATAAATTTTCATAGTCACACCTGCTAATCATAATATTCATTGTTGATGTAAAAATTTTTCAATGCTTCAAATAATTCCGGTGTCTTTTTATATTTCCAAACAGTTTTTCCGGCATCATCGACCTTTACGAATTCATAACGAATACCATATTCTTTTAGATATTTATATTCGTCTACAAAAGAAGTGGCATATTCTTTATCAAACTTCATTTTTCCTTTTATTCCTTCCTGATATATAAGCGTAAAAAATAGGGGTGCGTATAATTGATATATACGTACCCCTATAATTCTCATATATCAATCAACACTATTTTTATTCACTTTAGATTTTGGAACAATCTTTACAGCTTGTTCTCTTTTTTTAGTCGCAGTAACTTTTTTATCATTCTTATTATCAATAATTTCTGATACAAGTTTTTGGATATTTTCCTTATATGTAGAAACTTTTGATAAATCACACAATGATAGGTCGGTAACTGCCGTTTCTTTGCTTATTGCACCTTGAGCGTAATCGCTTACAGTTTCAAAAACATTTTTGCAATTTTCTGTATCAAACAGATTCATCCACATCGGGAGATTCTTGCTCGTAGGACAATATCCGCAATACTCATAAGCCTTACCACAAGTAAGGCATACTCTGTTATTTGCCATTTGTTTCTCCCTTCTGATTAGAATCAGTCTTCGTCAACCTCATCAGCATCGTAAACGCTATACAGAATCTTTTCATCTCCACAATATTCGATCTCTAGATCGCCTTTGAAATCCATAGTTGCAGTGTCAGCACTAACTGGAACAGTGGTTTCCGGAGATACCTGGAATGATGGCATTACAATGTAATCTGCTTTTAGCTCATTTTTCTTACATGGATTGTAGTATGTAGCTTTCATAATTGCGTATACAGATGTTGGGAATTTGTTTGCGTTATTGTGAATTACGGCACCAGTCTCTACTTCACGATCATAACGAACAAAGAACATCTCTGCTTCATCATCTAGTGGAAGAGTCAGTACAGCGCCTTCTTTCGCAATAGAGAATTTGTCTGCAGCAGCAGTCGTATCCATAGTATATGTTTTTCCAATGGAACCATCACCAAAATACTGAGCTACTTTTACGGAACCTTCTACATATCCAGTAATCGTAACAGTTTTAACACCATTTTTAACGTGCATTAGTCTTGGCATTTTTACTTTCCCATTCTTAGAAGCAAAAATTGGTTGAGATCCAGAAGATGCAGCAATAATATTGGTGTTAACAAAAGCATTTGTTGCAGAAAAAGCACCTGATTTAGATTTCCAAATTTTCTTTACAAGATTACCATTTTTATCGGTAACATCTGTAGATTCAGCAGTGACTTCAATGCTTGCATCACTTAATTGAGTTAGTACATATTGTGGAATACCAGTACCTTTATCTTCTGCATAAAAGTATAGAATCTCTTTATAGATTTTGTCACCTAATTTAAAACTCATTTGTTTTTCCTCCTTAAATTTTTGTATAAAAAAATCATGCAGATCCTTTAAGATCTCGCATGAAATTAAATTCATTTTTTGGAATTTTTGATGTATCAACAAATCCAGAATAACTGCCATTAATGACAGCATGTGTTGATTCATAAATTTGAAGTCTTTGTACACTATCATAGAATTCAACAATTCCAACATTGCGTAGTTCATTTTTTTTATATTTCGATCCAGGGTGATTCAGATAGAAAGAAATCATAGATAATAGACTTGGTGGTTTTAAAGAATTGTCTCTTTTCATCGCCAGTAAATTCTGTTTGTCTCTATTAATAAGATCTCTTTTAAGAGTCTTGCTAGAAGTGAATTCTTCTTCTGGCGGAAATGCATGAAACATATATTGAATATATTTACACATTTTAATTCGTGTTGGTTCGTCAATCTTTATATCTTGAGCAGGATTATATAAAATAACACTTTCTTTTCCATCTTTTTCTTCGGTAAAGAAAGAAAAACCATGGAAATTAATATCACCAAACATCAGTTTTGAATATTCCAAATCAATACTTTTGATTAAAATGGAAAACAATTGCTGATTTGTGATATCATTCCAGTCAATTCCATTGTTCCAAAGTTGCAAACGACATTTTGTTGTATTTGAAATAAATGGATAAATAACGGATTGTATGTTTTCTTCTCCGTATGTTATATAGTCTTGAATTGATGGCTGATGAATTGTGATTTTATCATTTACTACATAATCATCTCCAAAATATAGTTGAAGAGGATTAAAATCTAAGCGTTCTTCTTCTTTATTTTCTTCATTTTCTATCTGTGCTTCAATTGCACTTTGTACAAGATCATTATTCGCAAACCCCATAATTTACCACCTTTTATTACTATAGAAGGATTTACCATTCTCTGTTTTTGTAATATTGTTTGGTGTAATAATTTGATATTGCAAAGTACGCACAAGATAATTATTATCCATCGTTGATTCTTTATCCAAAGATGGAATCGGATTTTCAACCTCGGTTCCAATCCATGCAAATCTATCTCGCAATATTGCAGCAATTAGATCATGTCTTGGTAAACCAGTAAGATCATCTATAACATCTTTTTCATGGATAAATATTGTAAAAGTAAGAAGAAGTGTTTTTACAGAATTATTATATCTTGCTAAGTCATTAAAACTTGTTTGATAACATACATAATTCCTAGAATCTGTTTCTGTTTCTGGGAAAAATATGTATGGACGGATATGGGCATTTTCACCAAAATAACGATCCCACTCACCCAATGGTTCTCCATCTGCATCAACGTTTAAATTTCCATCATCGTCAAATAATTCGGATTCCAACTCTGCATCATGAATTGCATACAGTAATTCTGGACAGTGTAATAATATTTGATATACTTGATTTTTGATACGAATATTATCATCATCTGGATTATGTGTATATGCGCGTAATTTATTAAGCATATCATCTTTTGTATGAAAGGAGTATTCATTTATTTTATTCATTTAAATACCCCCTATACAGTAATTTCAAAATTTTCAGCTACTCGAATAATGTTATTATTTAAAGAAACATCACATGATATTAATAATAATTTCCCTAAATAATTTCGATCGTTGATAAATTTCATTTTAATTTGATTATATTTACAACCAGATTTTGACCACGATACATGATTAGATAATTCATTATTTTCTACGGAGCATTTCCAAGTAAATTCTCCGCCTTTATATTGATCAGATATGTCATTGTGATCCTCGTCTAGTATTTTTATAGTAAACAATTTGTAACTGCCACCAACTTTTACATTGGTAGAAGATGCTATAATTTCTTTATTTATACCGGCAATTTCTCCAGGCGTTGATGGTTCGACTGGGATAACAGACGAATCATAGTAATCAGCATACATACCAATAATCTTACCGTTTTCGTCACGTTCAATATAATCTCTGTGTTCATCCCAAAAATCTTGATAAATTGTAAGCTTTTGGATTCCGACAGGTTTTGTGTTTTCGATTTTTGTTATAGACCATACCAAAGGATGCTCTGTTGGTGCGCTAATAATAAGACGCATTGTTTTGCTAATATCATCGTTATACCAAAACTTTTCAGTAATTGGATTTAATGGGAACCAGATTTTATCCTGGTTGTCTGGGTGGGCAAAGTAGTGCCATTTTGTTACTTTGTTAATTCGCTTTTTTAACAAAGATCTATCTACATATGTAAATAAATTTTCTTATGCTTTCACATAATGTGCAGATCATATCATTCACCATGCCAATCACGGTTTAGGTGTTCCCAACTTCGGAACGCTTGTTCCTATTCTATTTCAAGAATGATCGTTGAACCTTCCTCTGTTCGAGGCTTGGCTGCTGATCGCCCATTAAAAAAGATGCTACAGTCCGTAGACTAGCATCTAATAATTATTATCTATTTATTTTTTTACGTTCACACTTGCGTATGTTTCATCACTATGCTGTAGTATAAATAGCTTTAGGGTTTTCCAGCAATTCAAGGAAATACATTATTATCATTTCTAATAATAACGGACTACTTTTGTAATCTCTATACTTACCAGTTGTGTCAAATATGTTACTTTATTAGGTCGTTAATCCAATAAAGATAAATTATAAATTATAATTTATTTTCTTATACTTTCGTATAATGTTCAGGTCATATCAAATCCATGCTTATTATTAACATAATAAGTTTAGGATGTCTCCATTAACCCACTTGGGTACATGACCGTCGAACCTTATCCTTTTCGGATCTTGGCTGCGTATTGTCTAATTCAATTATTTCTTAACATTCGCATTTGATTTTATTTCATATCTGTGCTGTAGTATAATTGACTCTAAAGAGTTCCACGCAATTAAAAGACTTTCGACATACTGTTTCCAGTATGAAGCGCATACACTTTACGAATTCTGGTTTCGAAGCACACCCCACATTTTCCGCTTAATTCTGTTTTGACCAGTTTTTTCAATCCATGTCAAATTATAATCACATGGAAGAATTAAATACTTCCGAAATTGGTTTGCAATTTCTCTTCCAACAATTAACCATTTATGATAAACCAAATTATCATCTGGAATATCTACGAATAACCCAATCGGGAAATCGGCAAGATACCGTTCATGATAATCTGTTTCATAATAATACAAATCATCATTCTCGGAAAAAGAATATTTTTGAGACGGACGAAATTGTAGATAATAAGGAACCTGATCCTTATCTATAGACTGATAAGAATTAATAATAAACTTTGCATCAATTGGAGTTTTGGTTGTATTGTCATAAGTCATATTCTGATTTTTATCTGGCTGATCATCATGGTAAAAATCATATATATAACACTTTTTTGCCTGGATATCATAATCAAATGTTTGTTCCATAAGAAAATCTGAGTTTTCTTTTGTTATTTCACCAATTGTTTTTGCATTATTTGATCGTATGCTTGATATACGTCTAGCTGTTGATAGGTTTGGCATGACTATTTACCTCCTCTAACATAGCTTTAATATATCCATGAGAATCTAGAATAGCTTTTCTAAATATTCTATAACTATATTTTGGACTATCTATTAGATCGTATGCCGCCTGTAATGTCGAAATTAAAAGCAGCATATCATTTGGATAACCTAATAATGTATTAAGTCCACCGAATTTAAATAGAATATCTTCAAAGTATTTTTTGAAATCATCATCTGAATTAAAAATTCTGTCTGTAACTAGCTTATCTTTATATAAAAGTAATCTATGAATATTTTTGTGCATTAAACATGCTGCATTTTTTATTTGCTCGTCAGAAAAAGTTCCATATAAATAATCCATATTATGTACCATTATTAATATAAGAGTTATAAAGATAACCATGATCTCTAATAGTCTTACTTAATTCCTTCTGTACATTTTCTAATCTTGTCTGAAGCAATCTGTATGGATTGTTTAGCATTCTTTCTTCTTTTCCACCAACCATCATAATGGCATAATTCAAAGAATCGACTCTTGGACTGAGCCATTCAATTGTAATCCCTAGAACAAATAATTTGCACACATATTCGATATCAGAACTTTCATCTATTGTATTTACAAGATTAAAAGAAATTTCTTGCAGTTCATCGTCCAATACAATAGAAGAGAATAGTCTTCTAATTCTTGCATCTCCAAGTACATTGTGTAGTCTTTCGGTGTAAATCTCATAAAAATCATTAGAATTTAATGCTAATTCTTTCGGATCGTCGATCCTGCCCAATGCCCTTGAAAAGATAGTTTCATAAGGAAGTATCATCTTGACCTCCTTTATTTAACAAATAATTCACTTAGAAGATTAAAATCCGAATCAAAGATTTCACTGAGTTTTCTTACTTTTGCAATACTGTCAAGATGACCATTAGCAATCTCTGTAGCAATCATCTGCTCCAGAATGGTTCTTGTAGCTTCTGGCAGCTCTTTGATTTCCATTTCCATCTGTCTTGTAGGCATATCAAGAATTTTAAGTAAATCATTTCTTGTATACATTTTTTCATATGCTCTTTTTACAGTAGGAAAATCTTCCAGTAAATCGTCATCCAGGATAACAAATCTTGGTAAGAATACATGGTCTGAACCTTTTCTAATCAAAGAAACAAGGTCACGATAATTGATTTCGCAATCATATCCATAATCTTTGAATTCATAAACATTTCCAGATTGAGACGTGATGTTTAATCCACCATAACATACTGATCGACACAGAATATAATCTGAATCGGTAAATACCTTTTTCTCTTTTTCGATTTTTTCTTCAATTGGTTTTTCAGCAATAACCGGTTCTTCTACGGTTGTTTTTGTCTCAACTTTAGTAGCTACTTTTCTAGTTGCAGTAGCGGTTTCCTTTTTTGCTCGTGCTGTCGGCATGGCTTTCCCTCCATTAAAAAATAGAAGAGTAGCGGTTAAACTACTCCTCTAATATATTTATTATTACTTAGATTAGTCAGTAATGGTCCATGAACCAAAGTAACGACCAATTCTTGTAGATACTCCAAGCTCTCTCTGAACTTCATATTTCATGATATCAGCGATGTTACTATTAGCTGTTCCACGATCTGTGATTTCCTCGATAAGAGTCTCACCAACATCAACCATATCAACAAGTTTGTTGTCACCAGTTGCAAATACGAAAAGAGTGTCATCCTTGTACATAGACTTAGTTACATCGTTTCTTGCAAATCTCTGTGGAATTTCAACAAGCGTGTAACGTCCGTAATTTCCAAGGCGACCCATCTTTGCAATATCTTCTTTCTGAGAATCAGCAACCCATTTAACATCGATAAGGTTTTCAAGCTCCTGAAGTGCAACCATTGTTCCCATAATCACTACATCTGCATTATCATTTGCAACAGATACATTTTGAAGAATCTTATTGAATTTCTTTCTGTTTGTTGTGTTGAGAGCACCTGTCTGTACGAACTCAGATTGTGCAGGAAGTTTCTTTGGTGCTTCAAGGATCTCAGCAAAGATAAGCTCTTGAATCTTTACAACAAATGCTTTAGTGATAGCGTCTACAAGTTTTGTCCAATCCTCTTGTCCAATAAGATATCTATCAATATCAGCACCCACAGCAGCACCGTAAACATCAGTCTCTACAGAATAGGTTGTGTTCTCTGGTAATCTCTGAAGCATTGTGTCGTGATGTCTCTTGCCCATTCTTGCTATAGAAAGAATTACTTCCTCATGCTCGTTAACGAAGAGATTAGTATCTCCCTCTTTAAGATTTCTGTAATTAACAAGTGCATTGAACCACTCATTTTCTTTAAGTCCTGTAGAAACTGTCCAATCGGTTACTTCTTCAATTACATCGAAATACTGACGAGCATGATCTCTGTAAGCACGTTCTCTTTCTCTACGAGAAGAGTCTTTGGTCAGACCGAAAATTCTAAGAGATACTTCTCTAAGTTTATCTTCAGCCTCTCTCTTAGAAATTCCGTCATCAAGCTCATCTTTATATAGATCAAACATCAGATTTTTTACTTCTTCATAAGAAGTTTTCATTTCATCGAATACATTAAGTACATGTGCGCTAAAATTCATCTTATTCATTGCTTATTCCTCCCTTCTTTATAGTTCTGAAACTTTGTGTTTCTGACTTCCAGCTTCAACAGTTACTTTCTTACCAGCTACAGGTGTTCCGTCAAATGCATCTTTACTAAGCTCATAAACGTCTGTTACTGTAAGTACAAGTCCTCTAACTGTTTTTGTTCTCTCGGCTGTTGCTTTGTTGAAGAAGTTAGATGTCTTTGTAAACTCACTGTTGTATGTTTCAGCGATTTCTGGAACTTCGTAGATAAGAATTGCTGGTGCATTCACATCAACTTTTTTAACCTCTACATACCAGTTTCCGTTTGCAGCCTGTTCAAGAATTTCTCCCTCAAATCCTGCTGGGGCATCAGCAACTTCATACTGATCAAAGCTTACGTAAGCTCCTTTTCCGCAAACTGTTCCGTTATCAGTATCTTTTTTGATAACCATATTTAGTACTCTTCCAACTTTGTCTGAAAGGACTTTAGTTGGGAACGCAACGTGATGCTGCTCAATAGACATACGAATTGCCATAGTATTTATCCTCCTGTTTTTTGCATAATAAAAAGACCGCCATTATGACGATCCTTAAAGTTAAAAGTTATTTTGTTTATTTATTTTTCTTCTTCAGCAAACAGTTTTCCATATCTGCTAGGTTTCGAAGCTTTTTTATTTACATTTACAAATTGTTTCTTTGATGTAGCTGTCTTTTCTTCGTTATTAGAAAGTGCGAAGTTACCATGTTCAGAAACATAATCTGAATGAAGAACTTTAATTTCTGTCTCAAGATCAGTGAGAGAGTAGTTATCCATTTCAGAAACAAGTTTTTCATAATCCTTATTTACAAACTTTCCTTCTTCATCTTTCTGTGCAAGAATTTCATATTTTTCAGAATCAAGAATTGCTTTTTTCTGCTCACGAAGTTCGTTTAACTCAATTTCTTCTTTAAATGCTTTTAATTCTGCATAGTTTGAACGCATTTCTTCGATAGAAATCTTCTCTGACTCAGTAAGAAGCATTGCAAACATTTCTGTTCTCTCTCCAGCAAGTGCAATATTATCTTCATCTCTTGTATAAGATTGTTTATAATATTTGTCGCTGTCCCAATCCTGCATAATAAAATACTCATCATACACCTGAGACACATAACACCATTCAGAATCATTTCTATAAATAGAACATAATGCATTTAATGCATATCTAATATCTTCGAAGGAAATATCGAATAACTTATTGAATAGCTCATCTTTTGAAAAACTTTCTGTTTCAGATTCTGATGCAGTAGTATCTTCGGTTTCCTCTTCGGCAACCTCCTGAGTTTCCTCTACTTCTTCAGTGGTTTTAGTTTCTTCTTCGGAGGTTTCCACAACTGTTTCCTCAGATTCTTCTTCTGTGGTAGTCACTTCCTCTTCAGACTCTTCTGTTTCAGTTACTTCCTCAGTTTCAGTAACTTCCTCTTCAAAGTGTTCCTTATTCAATTCGGTTCCTCCTTTCGTATTTTTTTCTTTTATTTCAAAGCTCTCAAGAATACTTGTTAATTTCTCAAGAGTTTCTACCAATTTATCATTTGAAAATGTCTCAATTGCATTTTTATCAACTGCAAAATCTTCAATCTTAAAATTGCTTCCAGCCATTCCAGGGTTAACATCCTTAGAAAGCAGTGTCAAACCTGACACATAGAAATCATCGAGTACTAAAGTTCCATTCTTGGCATTAAAACTTAATTCTCTGATGCTTAATTCAATAGAACAGTCTACAGTTCCACGTCTATTTAAAATATCAATTGCATCTTGACAGTATTCATCATACAAATACCCATGCAGCACAGCACGATTTACTTTTGCTTTTTCATCATATTCGACAGACGTTCTACTTCCATCAATTACACCAATTGGTTGTTCTTCATAAACAACTTTGTCATTTCCGTCTTTGTCGGAAGTTACATAATAATCATGTGATCCGAAATCAAGTTCATCATCTGAATTTGTTGTTATGTGAGCTAAAATAGGTCTGAAATTTGCCGATGGGACATTTTCATTAAATGATTCTTCTGATATTTCTGACATGTTAAGATTTACATGGTCATGAAATGCTCTACTTACAAAAGGAGTAAGTCCTTCTTTGTGCTTATCTTCATTTTCACTTTCCTTTTCAAAATTACCGTTCATACGAACCATCAATTCTTTTCCTGATTCATCACTACTAAAATGTGAAAAATTGTTTTTTAAACAAAAAGAATATAGTTCGTCAACAGACATAATTTTTCTTTTTTTTCTTCTAGGCATTATTTAGCGATTCCTCCTTTCCTTAAATATTAGGTATAAAAAATACCACTCAAGAAATAGAAGAGTGGCTAAAAAGTAAGTATATTGCTATACTGTATTTTTGATTTATCTATATTTGAAAACTGAAGTTTGTCAGTATTCAAAAATATATACATCCCATTTGATTCATTAACTACTTGAAATCCAAGTTTCTTTAAGTTTTCAGAGGTAGTAGTGTCTGTTGTTTTTAAAAACTTTTCTTTCATATGACCACCTCATTATTTTCTGTCTCTCGTTTTAGCTCCCTCGTCACTTATTTCGGAATCAGAAACTTCAGGTCTGCCACCTTCGTCACTTACGTTGGATACTGTATTTGCTGATACGAGTGGAACAAATTTATTCTTTAAATCTAATACATCATTGGCTAAGAAAGTCATCGAAAGGGTATCAAGTTCACTAATCCCATTTAATGCATTTATTAATATCATTTTAGAACTATCATATTGCAGATCTTTTTGCATGGCTTCTCTAAGAATATCTTTTGTATAAGAAGACACTTCGAAAAATTTAATCTTCGCCGCATTTTTGACTTGGTATGATAGCATTCTATTTACCCAGCCTTGAATCTGACCTAAAAGTGCAGAAACTGCTAATTCAGTATCTGCCTTTGTAGCAGCTCGAAATGCTTCAGCACCAGAAATACTAGAAGAATTAAGTATTTGCGCTCCACCAGAAGTATTCAATACTTCTTTTGTGGCTTTTTGCACCTTCGTCGTGTCTGTTGTTTGGTCATCAGAAAAAGATATTGTATTAAGTGGCAATGGACTTATCACAGAACCAATATAAGGTGGAAGGCTATCAACCAATTTATTATAATAATCTACAGCAAAATCAATGTTTACAGCCCATTGATCTGGTTCATCAGCACCAGATAATGTCGGGATGGTAGCTGTTATTAGTTTATAAATTTGTTGTTCATCCGCAACGGCTTGTACGTCACCAAGATTTAAAAGACCAATTAAATCAATAAATAATCCACTATAAATTGGAACAATAGTTTCCCATGTCTCAACTCTTGATTTTGTACACAAAGCATATTCATCTGGCATTGGTTGCCATTTTTTCTGACTGTTACCACCATATTCCTTATACATAGAAAGTAACGGATCACCAAGATATTCTAATACATCTTCGAATTTCTTATATTTACTCATATCTACAGAAAACGAATAATCTCCTGTAAAATATTTACCAGAAATTCTGCAATACTCTGGTGGAATTTTTAAAATAAACATTCCGGTTTCGTCCAGCCAACAGCATCCATAAAATACATCTTCTATAAAGTTATTAATTAATACCTGTAAGAAGTTCCCTTGTAAAGACATTCTATCTAACCATACCAAAGTGTCATAATAATCTTTCAACATACTTTCCTTGTCGTTGTCACCGGTTGGATCATATGTAGGAACTACGTACCTTGCATTTAGATCAAACATAGTTGCATTATACATAATTAATCTAAAATATATCTGACAACGATAAAATAAGTAACGAGATAAACCACGCAGTTCATCTTCGTAACTATCAATATTCTGAAGATATTTAATGACGTTTTCTTTGCTATACGAGCTTATAGAAATTTGTCTTGTCGTTTTTGTAACATCACGAACTTGCTTAAATGCATTCTGTGTTTCTGCAAATCTCTTTTGTTGGCGTTCAAGACTTTGCATATATAATTTTCGTTCTGCAGCCGTTGGCTGTTTTTTATGTATTGGAGATGTTTCTGTCATCTCTTTCTTTGATTGTGTCATCTTTGATGCAAACACCTCCTTTGCTATTTAGTTGTGTTTTGGATTTTTATTTAGATTGTTTTGGAAAACGAAGATATACGTTTTGGTTGATTGATTGAAAGTTTAGAGAGAAGAGATTGAGTTGATGTTGTTTTTGGTCTTAACTTTAATTCTAATTGACATGCACACCAATAATTATATGCTATAGAAGAATATCTATCCTTTCTCATACCAGACACTTCTTTTACTTTAATGTTTCCATTTTTTACTTCGTGGTCTAATTTTACTAATTCGTAAATACCAAGGGTTGTTTGCAGATACGGCATCTTTAGTTTTGCTTGTTCAGTTGGAGAAAGTTTCGAATATCCTTTATATGTATCTTTTAACGCTAAATCTGCTTCTTGCTCTGTTGTTAAAAAATTTATTTTACCATTTTGAATTCCATTTCTAAGCAATACGCAAATTTCATTATTAAATTTGTCTGTTGCTTTTACAGACCAAATAACTTTATTGGCATCTCTTACATGACATCTAGAAGCCATATCTGAATCATTAATACATGTTAATGCTTTATATGTTTCCCCATTTTCTTGGTCGTATTGATCTTTTATAATAAAGTCAAATACCCCCAAACCAATACCATTTGTATCAAGCACTAAGTCTGTACAGTTATATTTATAAAAATATCTCATCACTATAATTCCAAGATCATCAGTTGTTAGACCTTCAAAAGTTTCACCATAAACAAAATTAGACTGGTAAGAAGTATCATTTACTTGAATTAGATCATTAATAAAAATTGCAGAAGCATCGTTTCGTTTCTTTTTAGTTGATTGCATAAGGGCTACGTCAAGCGATAGAATTCTTTTTTCTGTTGCTAACACTTTTGGAATTTGTACTTTATCATTATAGAAACTCAATGGCATATAAGCTTTTTTTAGCTTGCGTCTTGCAGATAACTCATCAAATTTAAATAAACTACCATCGGTATCTCCGAACCACAAACATTCCATTTCCATTTGTTGAACCAATTCATTATAATCAAGCTCTGACATTTCATCTTCAACTTGTTCTCTGGAGAGAAGCCCCTCTTTAATTGATACTTGATAAGGAAGCCCCACTATCATGTATTTCTTTTTATCATCAAAGAAATTTAGTGTATAGCTTTGAGCTTTTTTATATGCCCATGAACTTTTAAAGTAAGCACTAGACATATATATTTCCTTATTTCTTTCTTGGAGATGTTTATATTCTGATTTATTTAAATATTTTGGTTGCCTTGGACTTGTTAAGAATTTCCTAAGAACTGTATTAAGGACTGTTTCATCAACCATGCGGAATTCGTCAACAATTATGCAATTTGCCCTTGCTGAACGGCTGTTCTCGGAACTTGTACGTGTCTTTATCCACGATCCATTTCTAAAATAAATAGATGCATCATTTTGTCCGATACTACATTTTTCTATTTCTGACCGTAGAATAGAAGACTGTTTCATGAAGTCGTCTTGTATCTTAAGCAATACTTCGTTTGCCTGTTTTAATGTACCAGAACTTACAACTATTTTTGTTCCAGGGAAAAGTATACAACGAACACAACAAAATAGTGCCGTTAAATACGTTTTTCCCTGGCCTCTTGCGGCAAGATACATTGTAAAATTGTAGTGCATCATACACCACAATAATATTTTTTGAAATATCTTTAAAGTAATTCCAAGGACTTCTGACACATAACGCTGCGGGTTATTTCTATAGTAAGCAGCTCTCCAGGCCACAGTATCCATTATTTTCTGCTCTTTGTCTTTTTCTAACTCAGCTTGAGTTTTTCTTATAGCCATAATTTATTCCTCATCAATCTTTGATCCAAAAATTTGATCAAAAAGTGCTTCAGAATCAAAATCTTCATCGTATTGTGGCTTAGTAACGGTATATTTAGACATGAATCTTTCATATAGAGCAGAAAATGCGTTTTTCAGGCCCATCATTTTGGATAAATGACCTTTAAAAAAAACATCAATATATAACCCGATTTTATCAACATCTTTAAATTCTTCGTCTGGTTCTGGAATTGGTTTTTCCTGTTCCCATTTATCAATCAACTGTCCGAAGGTAAGATTGTCTGTTAATGCATTAGATGTTTTTTGTGAAGGTTTTACATTCAAACTTCCCATAAGGTTTTGAAGCGTTGCATCCAATTCCTTAGTGTCTTTTCCATTTCTTTGTGCTTTGTCTATTTCAAGCTCTTTAAAGCAAATTCTCTTAAATAATAATTCTTGTGCCTTATTTTCGCATGGATATCTAGTTGTCCAATCTTTATACTCATTCTCTAAGAACATTAAATCTTCAGTATTATAATTTCCAAACCTTTTTTTTGCTGATTTTAATGTTTTCTGAACAATTTTTGTATTATATTCCTGATCTGTATCTTCATCTTCAATATTAAATACAGAATCTTTAAAAGTTTTGTTTTTATAATCATTTAAGCTACGACATATTACAATCCATTGCTGTACGGCAGTGCTTCTTACTTTTTCACCTGTTTGTTCAGATAATGATTGCAATTGATCATTATAAATTCCTTCATCGAAATACCAATTTAAACGCTTAAATGTCTCTATAGTCTTTTCTTTATTATCTGTTCGAATTTCAGTTTTCTTGTCGTAATCCGTGCATTCATCTAATATACATTCTTTACAGGCATAATGCTCTAAATGATCTGCACTAATATCAGATGAATAAAATGCCATTCGAGTTTTCCACTGACCACAATGGCTGCAGTATACTATATTACCATTGAGGATTTTTCTGCAAAAATCGGCTAATTTTTTATAAGCTGTTCTTAAATTTACCACAGTCATTTTGTTAACTTCATTATCAGACAGCGGATCAAGCACTTTAGCCATTGTGTCACCTTCTTTCTTCTATTTACTCAAATAAAAAAGAAGAGTAGCCTTATCAGCCATTCTTCTTACTTATATTTCCATATATGTCCCTGAGAAGTTTTTGTATGTCCTAAACAATTATTTTGTATAGCTTGTAAATTAAAATTATTTTCTTTAAGTTGATCATAAGTCCATTCTCTAATAAAATCTAAATTTTTAGAATATTGTAAAATGATTTTTTCTTTTGCTTTTTTAGCTTTAAATGCTTTTTCTTTTCTCTTCTTTAAATTTTCATAATAAATTTCAGGATTATTTTTCCAAAGCCAAATATAACCCATATATGTATCGTATTTACCATTACAAGCCATGGAAACAGTAGATGAATCAAATCCATATTCTTTAGTCTCGTAAGCGGAACAATATTCATGAACCAAATTCATGTTCTTATCATACTGTAAAACAGGTTTTGGTAGATTTTTATTTTTAGATAAATAGTAATCCAAATCTATATTATCTGAATCAAAATCTTCCTTATAAACCCAAATATACCCATATGCTTTTTTATACTTATCTTTTTCACAACATCTTTTGATTCCACTAACTGACGTCTTCCCTAAATAATCGCCAGCCTCACCAGCACTAATAAATTCCCGTATATAATTACCTTGTAAATCAAGCATCACAATAGGTTTTGGATTTTGAATCATTCTCATTTTTCTGATTTCTTCTTCTGAATGTTTATAACCTTTACAGCCTAAGCCTCCATCTGCGAAATTATAACCATTGTCTTTGGAATCAAAATAATTTATCCAAAATATTTCTCTTTCATCTAATTGATTAAATGGACAATTTTCTATAATTTCAAATTCAAAATTCTCGGAGCCATATTTGTTCCATGCGTTCTGAAGATGAGCATTATGCTCCGTATTATGTTTTAGATAACTCCTATGTCTCATCCATCTATATTTAAAATTATAAGTTTGACCAATATATCTTTTTCCATTTAATTTATTGGTTATGGAATATATTCCACATTGATCATTATTATGTCTGTTTTCTTCGTTTCTCTTATAATTACCCATATTTTCACTCGCTTTCCACTCGCATAACAATTAAAAAAGAGTAGGAGAGTAGTGCGAGTGTCTACTATGCCAAAGCTCATGACTTCTCTGGTTTCCTACTCCAAAAAAATTAATCACGCTCCACTGACAGAGCAATAAGCACCAAACTGCTTATGATTACTTATTCTCCAATGAATTTAAAGAGAATAAAAATATAAAACATGAAACAAAATAAAGAAAAGTGATTTAAATGTGTAAAACTACAACAACATCAGATGGTAAAGTAATAGCAATAGATACTATTGGCGAAATACTGCAATTATTTCATTTGTAATTGTACTAATATTTTATTTATTAGGTTTTATAACGCCTTAAAACAATAAAGCACAAAGCAGAATCCCAGCACATCCGCCAAGAATTCCACCAAACAATGCAGGATTAATCCTGTAAATTCCAGTCATACCTTTCATCTATATGTCTCCTTTTTACAAAAAAAATAATACCGGCAGCGAGACTTGAACTCGCACGACCTTACGATCAAATGATTTTAAGTCATTTCTGTCTACCAATTCCACCATACCGGCATACAGAGGCACTGCCTCCATTCGCTAATTATCGCATTGACATATTAAATATTTGAGCATATAATAAAGATCGCCATACTTGGCAGAAAGGAGCTGTGATTTTTATGAAAGCAGTTTTGAATATGCCCGTTCCAATCAATATCAATGCGATGGCAAAAGTAGTATTTGCGGAACCTAACCGCTAAAGTGAGATTACCTTGGGTAAGAAAGATCACATCCATCTATTCGTATTTCGACCTGAAATGCGGTCGCGTTACCATTTACGGATTGAAAGGATATAAGCTCTATGATGGTAAGGAGCTTGTCGAATACGAATTGCACCAAGGGTTTGGAAAAACAAATTCTGGGATAAAGCTACCGAACGGATGTAATTCGGTGGCTTTGTTTTCTATACGGAGCCTGTAGGATTCGAACCCACGCGCCGTTGTTAACGGCCTGTCAGTTTTCAGGACTGATCTCTTCATCCAACTTGAGTAAAGCTCCAAAACAAAAAAAATGAGCAGAGTAGGAGTCGAACCTACGGTGTTTCTAATGTGGTGGGGTTACGGCCCACTGCTATCGCCACTAAGCACATCTGCCCATAAAAATAGGAGAGTAGATTGCTCCACTCTCCATAATAAAAATCATATTAAATTATTTCACAAAAAAATTATAAATTATCTACGACGTTATTCCAATACTGTAGACGAGCTTTAACGCCAGCAGAAGCAGTAGTTCCAGACTGTACGAGCTGTTTATATGCTTCGTTAGAATCATAATTCTCAACAAACTCATTTACCGCAGCTTCGAATTTTCTAAAATCTTTTCCGTCTTTAATACATTTATAACCGCCATACAGGATCATTGGGATAGAAGTAGATTTTACTTTGATTACTTCATCGCCTGTATTGAAAGCATCTAATACATCTGTTAATATACTGATATCAGTAGCATTGATATTTTCATCATACCAAACAACAAAACTGTCAATGTCTTTCGCTCTAAATGATGTAAAATCATTTTCTTCATTTGTATTAATCAGCATAAGGGTTTCGCGGATCAGATCACGCTGAACATCTTTCTTATATTGTGCATCAGTAAGGATTTTCTCAAAGAACTCATGATCTGCAAAATTAAAGATAACATCACTTACTTTTTCACTCTCGATTGCTGTACGTTTTTGAGTATTGTTTAATGGTTTACCATTGTTCTGACGAGTAAACATTTCTCGAATATCTTCCCCAGTACAATCAGTAAACACATAGATTGTCATCTCATAATCATTCAGTTTATCTTGTACAGTCTCATCAAGCTGTGCATATTTTTTACCAGCAATTTCGTATACCTCGCCATCAACTGTAACTGGTTTTAAATTTTTAGCCAATCTAAAACCATCTTTTTTAAAAAAGTCTCTTACTGTGGTAGCTCGCTGAACGCCATCAAAAATTCTTCTTACATCGTCAGATCCTACTTCACATCTAATTGGATCAATCGGATATGGACGAAGCATAGAGTCAATCAGTAAACTTTTCTGACGATTGCCCCACTGATTTTCCTGGCGTTGAAACTTGTGTTTCATACTGTATTTTCCTTTTACGATATCTTTAGTAAAGTTCTTTGCACTCTGTCTTTTTACTACATAGTCCATACAAAATTACCTCCTGTATTTGATAATTTCACATTATCACAATAGGAAAATTTTGTAAAGGTACAGCACGTTCTTTTTATAAATATTTTTGCGATTTTTTGTATTTTTTGACGTCGCACATTTTCTCAGGTTTGTGCCAATACCGATTCCTAGACGTCTGTCGGAGATTGCAGTTTACGTGTTGCTACACGATCTATCTATAGATTGTCCATATGTTATGGTTGACAGATTTTTTCTGTTGACATATAATCTATATGTAGGAATTCACCCATGCGTTCATTTACGGCTGGATGCAATGCCAAGGATTTTTCAGAGTCGCATCGAAGCAGCGATGCTTCGTTATATAGATACCCTTGCTAAGAAAGGAGGGTGATGCGACATAGATACGTTTCTAAGATTTTTTAAAGATACATATACAATTGTGAATGATAGTAATTTACTATCTACGATTGTTGCCGGGACAGTTCTAATGTTTTTACAGAATATTGTCCCAACGAAAAAAGACCGCTAAATAAGCGATCCTTTTCGTAAGTTGAAATCAGCCGACACCACTTCGGCTCTGAGAAATCCACTTGGGTGAATGTCCCAATTCTATATATTCGATTTATTGAAAGCCACTTGATTAGCAAGTGGTTATTTTATTTATTTAAATAATTATGTAGACTACTAGATCACTCTACATTGTTCTACTTCTACTTACTTTGTCTTACTTACAAATGTAATATACCCTAATTTTTGAGGAATGTCAAGTCAAGCCTTGACAAATGACAAATTTGTAGTAGAATAATACAGCTGCTGTATAAACCAATATATGATCTATATTGTATTATTCTCCGGATGAAATGTTAAATTCCAAACATAGAATTGATTGTATCCTCTGAATGATCCTTTAAATATCCTTGCGTAGTACTTGGATCTGAATGGTGTGCAAAGATTTGCACCTGTTCCAAAGGATATTTTCTAGGATTACCATTTTCATCAAGTAATCTTAAATCTGTTCCTTGCGATAAACACTCAAGTCTACTATGCCTCATAGTGTGAGTGAAAATATTACATTGTTCTCCGCGAACTTCTGATAATATTTTTGAAATACTTACAATCCGATCGTAAAGTACAGAAGAATCGGAAATAGGCTGTTTATTTTCGCCGCTTCCTTTAATCCATAGAGAATCAATATCATCATCTCCACGCCATTCAAGATATTTTCTAATTAATTCTCTTGTATCATCTAAGTATACTAATGGAAACTTTTTACCTCGTTTTCCAACAACTACATTAGTTTTATTTCCATCTAACAACCCGTGCTTTTGGATTTGAAATAATTCATTTTTTCTGCCAGCAGAATCAAAACCAATACTCCATAAAACTGCAAGCTGCCATTTTTCTTGTTGTACTAAAATATCTCTTACTTTAATAAATTCATCATATGTAAAGAAAAAGTCATCTTCGTTATCTTTTACTGGAGACTTTGGTATTCCATGTACTTTTTTTGCATAATTAATCTCATAATCATAATCATCATCGTCTTCACAAAACGTGAGAAGACTATTAATGGCACTTTTTAATCTATTTGTTCTTGCCGCAGACATTTCACATTCTTCAGTAAAATATAAACTAAGATTTCTGAAATCTTTTTTCTTTAAATCTAAAACACAACGATTGTCCAATTCTTTTAATATATAAATCATAATAATACGAAGATCATTGTGATAGCCAGCAATGGTTCCTTTGCTCTTTTTTCTCTGTTTATACTCTTGAAGAAAATCATTCATTATACGTTTATTCTCTTTATTAACTTTCGCCCATAATTCTTCTGTATAAAAATTATGATAAATTCGACCTCTGATAGCCATCCAATTCACTTCCTTTCAATATAAATTATTAATAATCTATATATTTTTAATGTTTTTATAATTTTGTATAAATTCTCGTATCTGTTCTGGAGTATTATTCTTTTCCCCATATAAAGAATGAAAACTATTCGGATACTTTATAAGGTAACATGCTTCACATAATGTAATACCATTGTTTATATCGTATCTTAAGTCTGGATAATCTGAAAATTATATAAATGATGGGCGTTCAAATTACTACCACGTTTCCCACAGCATTGACATGTATAATTATCCCTATCAAATACTTTTCTAACCCACTCTTTGTAATATGTATTATTTCTTGCCATATGCTGTTCTGTTGTCGAAAATCCATCAAATTCATCTAATGGAATACCTCGTTGTCTGCATGACGATTTAATACGACCTTGCAACGTAGATTGTGACTCACGTACTTTTTTATAACCATCTTTTTCTTCATAATAAACAGAAAGTAGTTCACTTCTTGTTGGAATAGTGTAACCATATTCTTTTATTAAGGAAATTACGGTATTACCTGTTGTATTATATTATTTTGCAATCTCTTCAGATGTCATATGCTTAATAAAATACATCATATATAAGGTTTCTTTTGGTAATATGTTTTTCAAATTTCCATATTTTGAAATATTGAATTTTGAAATCCATTCACGCAATGTTCGCGTATTTATATTGCATTCTTTTGCAATATCTTCGGCATTCTTATTTTTTACTATGTATTCGTTATACAGCCATTCTTTATTTCTATAAGGTATTTCTATAAAATATAACTTCCCATTTTTATCTCTATATTTCTTTTTATGGCTTAAGCATTCTGGACAACAATAAAGATCGGATCGTAAATTCAAATAATCTTTATAAGGCATCTTTTTCATTTGATTGCAGAAATCACACTTTACGTCAATATTAATCATTGATCCAGATGTTAAATCTTGAACATTTACAAAAAACTCATCTAAATGTTTTGTATAAATATAACCTTTATTTTCATAATGTTTTCTTGTATTTCCAGTCCATTTTATTTTAACTTGTTGTGGCAATACTAATCCCATTTTTCCTACTTTCCCACCTACATAAAACTATATATAAAAATAGAATGGGAGAGAGGTAGGTGACTCTACTCTATTGGCTCATGACTTCCAATAGTCCCATTCCATCAATTCTCTCAATCAGCTATGACACCGATCGAGAGATCTCTATATATTATTCTCCATCACAAATAGCACATTGTTATACTGCAGTAATATTCTTTGCCCACTGATCATAATTTTCGATAATCCATTTTCTACCTTTTTCAGTCCATTTCAAACATGGTGCAGCATTCTTGGCAGTATAACTCTGATAATCTGCATATCCTTCAGTAATTAGCCATTCATATTCAGCATACGGACACCATGTTCCAGATTGGTTCTTAAAAATAATATGATTAAGATTCATAATCTCATTAAGTTTTTGAGCACTTCTATAACCAAGATCCTTTGCTACAACGGTAGTAGTAATTAATCCGTCTTTATTAAGAACTTCATCATGATATTCAACTTTTGGTTTCTGTTCCTCAATTTCTGCAACAAGTGGAGCAGTTTCGATCTCAACAAGCCGTTTATGTGCATAAGCGACTTCACTTGGGTCTTTGCTAAACAACTGTAATTTTAAACGTTCTTCTTCAGAAAGTGTTGTCCCAGATTTTAACGCTTCTTCCATGGCATTGAATGCATTAATATATTTAAGTTTCCATTCAAGAGCCTTCTTACCAGTAAATCCCATTGCAAGTAATGAAAACCCATCACGATTAACAAGAAAACAACGATATTCTTTTCCACGAGAATTTACATATGTAGATTCATTAAACATTTCACTCCACAAAATTGTGGAGTCAGATTTTAACATGTTATCGATATCTCTTAAAACTTGATCATGCCTTTTGCCAAATTTTTCTGCAATATCATTGCTACTTGCTACCACTTGCCCTTTTTCTTCTTTTAAAATAATTTCGTTCATTATATTTTGGTTTCTCCTTTTGCTAAGAAATATATTTTTAGAAAAGGAGAACTGGTTGGTAATTATCCAACAAAGTTCTCCATTGCTGGTGCGATAGGAACATACCCTATACATTCGTTCCACCAATAGAGATGAGATAGGAGAGTATTAATCATCCTATATTACTCATTATCAGGTTATCCACCCGTCTCTAATTATTTATTCTCTGCACTCGTTTGCAGAAAATCATGACATGAAGTCAGGGACTCGAACCCAGATATACGTCACAAATGTGTCGTCATGCTAACCAATTACATCAACTTCCTCTTTGGATAAAATGAGTCTCGAACTCATATCTATTTCGTCGTAGGCTTTCACTACGGTGTCTGCGGTTTTACCTTGAATGTTTTTCCAATTAAACTATTTATCCATGCAAGAGTGCGTAAGCTGCAGTCTTACACACTCAACAAAATTATAAATAAAAACTTTTCAAAATTTCAGATAAACGATTTTTATCAACCTGTTCAGATGACCAATATGAAATAGAACTATATCCATTCTTATCATGCTTGCTACATGTAAATCCCTGTCCATCATCAGAGAAATCTACATCCATAGAATCGTCATGACAATTCAACTCCTGATCAGAGTCACCACTAGATTCTTCTTCCGTGATTTCAAATTCATATTTCATATCCGATTCAAAATATTTAACGCATTTAGAATTTGCATTTTCATCAAAAAATACAAATTTTGGAGATAGCATACAATATCTTCCGTCCAATTTTAGCTTCTCGCAAAATATTTCATCACGCACAATACTGATAACATATTCGTCTTCATAGTTATCCCACTCAGGATCTGCTAACTCAACAAATTTTAGATCATAATCGTAAAATACCAATTCTCTCAAAATTTCTTTTGCATGATCATACTTAGCAACAAAACTTACGTTTCGATCACAATCATGTAGTAGCTCATAAGTCTCGACAACTACTTCGACTAATTCTTCGATACTTTTGCATTTTAGTGTATGCATATAATCACCACCGATCTATTAGAGAACAGCCTCTTTAAGAGCAGTAGCTGCCTTGAATTTCGGTGCTTTATGAGCAGCAACCATAATTGTTTCACCAGTCTGAGGATTACGTCTCTTAGATTCTGCCTTTTCTACAACCTCGAATTTTCCAAATCCTGCGATATTTACAGATTCTCCATCAGCCATTGCATCTTTGATAATCGCGAAAATAGCATCTACATATTTTGCTGCATCTTTCTGGGTTACTTCTAGGTTTGCTGCTACGGTTTTAAAAATATCTTGTTTGTTCATCATTTTAATATTCTCCTTTTTGTTCAAATAAATTTTGCACTTATGAAGTGCTTGTCTAATTTTTTATAATATGTTATTCTTTATAAGTACGGAGCATCTTCCGTATTCTTGGACTGCCGGTTTTTCCAATGATAGAAAGTTTATCAATGGAAGGCAGGTGATTTAGTATGGCGATGTTTTATTCACCAGAAACACTAGTACATGTCAATAGCTACTCACGTTTCCGTTATAATAAATGGGAACGAGTGAGACAGTATTAGCGGCACGAACGTAACCGTTAGGTTATGATACCTGCATCCTGATGACAGGATTGAATTCTCTGATAAAGTTCACTTCTAGAAATCGAGATAGCCGTCAGTCCTTCTTCTGTATTGTTTTAGTCATCGGCTTTTCCCGAGTTTTATACGTTTTGTTGTATAACAACGGAAAGGCAGGAATTCTAGGTAGCCGATGACCTTCTTTATATGTAAGTACAGACGTATCTGTACTTATTTTTAGTTTAATTCAACAGGATAAAAAGCCTGTACCCCTTTATCTGTACAAATACATACCATCTGAGATGGTTTTCCTGTTAATCTTTTTTCCACAGTGTGCTGATCTCCACATCCAGCTAAAGATCCACCTCGAATCATTTTTACTCCATTCACTTCATCAAGAGCACACGTATGTAAATGTCCATATAACACAGCGTATGGAATGTATCCAATCGCCAGACACAAATTTTGTACACCAGATTTCCCAAATGGATCAAAATCACCATGCACACCAACATATGTTTTCCCACGGATAGATATATCAACAATTCCCGAATCGAGATTTCTTGTCAAAATATGAAAATTATTGATATGCTGTAAAGATAAATCAACTGCCCAACTAATCAAATCATCTAACCGTTCGTCATGAATTGCATCTTCTTTTCTATCAATTCTTGTATGGTTTCCAGACACGTTTGTCATGAATACGACTTTAAAATATTTGGTCAACTCATAACAAAATGAAGAGATGAGTTCCGTTGCAATTTTAATCTGTTCAATTACATTTTCACGATTAGTTACTTGGATTGTTTTATGAATATTTCCTGATATGAGATCTCCTTGTAGAGATACATAACACCTTTCAGAATTATGTAGTTTTTGAATAGAAATGATGTTATCTAATAATTGTTGCATTCTGTCTTTAGCAATATCAGTATTATATTCTCCAAAGAATGAATGAAATGTCTGACCGATATGTAAATCACTTAAAATTACAAGCATATCATTATCAGATGATATAGAAACGTCATTATGTTTAGAAAAATTTACTTTTCCAAGATCGCTCAATTGTTTTTCTAATAGATCTAATTTTTGTTCAATTCTAGCATCAATATAATTTTGCTTTTGCCAAGCGTTTCTTTCATCTCTAAATTGAATTTTTAATCGCTCTAATTCTCTTTGTGCAAACCGAATATCTTGCAGCTGTTGATCAGAAGCAACAAATTTGTCACGATTTGCATTCAGCATTCTATCAAATGTCGCTTTATCCTTCCGGAATTTGGATTCTCCGTAATTTGTACCAAGTAACTCATTAAGTACATCAGCTACATCGTTCCAGGAACCAATCAAGGCCTTATCATTTGTCACTCTATAGATGAGTTGATCATCTGTTTCGCCAGGTAATCTTTTATAGGAAGTAATAGTAAGTCACTCCCTTCTTACTCAACATCAACTGGCTCATCCAGCTCTTCCTTGTCCTTGACTTTAATATTAATTTCTACTGGTAGGTCTGCGAAGTCACGTAGAAGAGTAGAAAGTTGCTTATCTTCTCCATCAACATTAATTACCATAGTCTGTGGATTTAAAATGCCAGTAACTTTCATTGAAGTTGTCGATGTTTTCTTATAAGTAAATGCTGCCATATCGTATAATTCTCCTTTTAATCCTAAAAATTTGTATAAAAAATAGAAGAGTAGTAAACTCTTCCTTAAATAATGGTCGTAATATCAGTAATCACTTCGTCAATAATATTGTATTTTAAAAGCTCGTCACTAGATAAATACCAATCTTTATTTCTGTTTTTATTAAATGTTTTCTCGTCAATATCTGTATTGGTGAGAATATATGATTTCATTTGTTCGATTTGCTTTTTATAATTCTTTTGCGCTTCTTCAATTTGTTCAGCAGTACCTTGAAATGCCGCTGATCCAGAATGAACAAGCATTGAAGTATGAGAAAATGCATATCTTCGTTTGCCAGACAAAAAGATTAAAAATCCAGCAGACATTGCAACACCCATGCCAATAGTAATAATGGGAATTCTGCTCGCTTTAACTAAATCACAGAAAAATAATGATTGTTCGATATCTCCACCATAACTATGAATGAAAAGGCGAATCGGTTGCAAATCTTCCTGCTTTACATCTTTTTCTTCGATATTCATTTGAATAATAATTTTTGCTAATTCAACTAATGAATAATCTTCATCAATTTCATAGTCAATATAAAAGGTTCTGTTTTTTCTATCTTTCCAATAGGTATATTCTTCTGGTGATGGGACATCACTATCTTTTATATTACCTACAAGTGGTAGTTCTAACATTTCCATTGGCAATATGCCTCGTGCTTTCATAATATTTCCATAAAAGGATTAATCTAATAAATCTGCCATAGCTGCAGTTTCACTTCGTTCTGTTTTATATGAATCACATATAAAATTTTCTATATTACTATCATCAAAAAATAACATATCGTCTAATAAATCTGCTATTTTCTGTGTTTCAGTTCTATTATCTTCCATAAAACACCACTTCATCATCGCAAGAGATTTTTGATATTTTCTTTCGAGATAAATTGTTTTGTCCTTATAAATGTAATTATGAAATAATTCTGCTGATTTTTTGGAATGAGTTCTTAATTCATAACATTTTTTGTGTTCAAAAGAGATAATATTAAAAGACGGTAATTGTGCTTTAGTTGCAACAAACTCAAGAAATGCTTTAGTACCCAATATACTATACGTATATGAATAGTTTTCAGGATAAAAACATACACATCCATCGCCATCAAAGTATCCGCGTATAAAGTGCGAAATTAAACCATCAGGAACAGAGGTAGGTGGTTCTAAAATCAAAGATTTATTTTCTACGCATCCATGACTAATTAAATCATTCACCATTTTAATAGACGTTATACAAGCTCTGTTTGCAAAATATTCTTTACCATTTAATTTTATTTTCCTATCTGCAATCGGCGCAGTAGATTGTATATCACTTAAAAAATTTTGAATATGATATTTATCATCTGATTTTAAAGTTAACTCTACTGATCCACCTTTTTCATGCCCCGATTTATCATACTTTTTACATATACATCCATCTGCATATAAAAATCCAAGCCAATAGGCCTTTGATTCTGTATCAATAGTTTTAAAGAAATTTTCATTTAAAGAATTTTTTCGTGATGCAGATAAATATTCATGATTTTTTAATTGGTTATGTGGCCTGACACCATACCCCAGTTCTTTTAAATATGTTGAAACTTTTTGTGCTTTAGTATGTAAAGCTTTCCCTATGTCCGAATATGTTTCTCCATCTTTATACATTTCAAGCATTAATTCAGTTTCATCTTTTGAATAAATTCTTTTTTTACTCATTATTTATCACCTATTATTTATCCTTTCGTATTTTTATTTATTCTCCATATAAAAAGACACCAAAGCCAAAAATAACTCTGGTGTCTTCGTATATTTATATGTCGTCACTCCTTGAATATCTTTTACAAAAGAATATTCAATACCTTTTGATTGAAGATATTTCATCTCAGGTACGTATTGAGTACTGTATTCTTTATCAAATTTTTTAATCACTAATATATAAATCCTTTCTTACATCAAATCTGCTAATTCGCTCAATTCAGATCTGTAATTATTTTTAAGTTTGACACACCCAAAGCTTTTATGTCCTTTGAATACGTCAATCAGTCTATTAATACCAACATTTTGGACGTTTGTATCCTTTTGTTCAATAATGTCACCCTCATATATTTGTTTACATCCAGATTTACAACGTTGAATAATTGTTTTTAGAGTATAAACATCCAAATTCTGACTTTCTGTAACCATACAGATGCTATCAGATTCAAATTCGACACCTCGAATATTTGCAGTTGGAATAATATCTAGCATTCCACGATCAAGCATATACTCAACCTGCTGCAAATCGCCAAATTTTGATGCTAAAATATTTCCGATAGATGCAGAATAGATCAATTTTGTGACATGATCACCCTTTTCGTATCCGAGAGTTTTCGCTCCTTTTAATGGTTCATAAGAGTAAACCATATAGCATTTTTTATATCTTCCTTTTTCAATTTCTTGCATGATATAATTAAGTGGAAGAGTGGTTTTGCCACTACCGGCTTTACCATACAATACGGTAATATCATTTGTGTTAATCGAATCCATAGCGAATGATTGAATGTCGTCTAATGGTTTTAATGTGCCAAACATATTAGATTTAAATGGTTTATTTCTAATAGTCTGATACATTCCGCCATCCCATTTTAATTTATCTACAACTTCATTGTCTGCATTTCGAATAATAACATATTCATTTGTTAATAAATTGAAAACATTTTCATTTAAATGTTCATAGAAATATGCCATATCATTCTCAGATAATGTAATATCTCTGTACCCCTTATATAAATCTTCTTGGATAGTAGAAATACTAGAAATATCTAATCCAAAAATCCATTTTGCAATGGTTTTGCAAGAAATATCATTTGTGATAAATAAAATATCAGGAATAGAATATGCGCATGCGCAAATTTGATTATCAGGCGTATTTTCTAATCCAAAATCATCTATAATTGAAATGATGTTTTTGGTCGTAATAACAACTTTATATTTATCGCTATTTTCATCTAGGATATGTAATAATTTTCTTGCTTTATATTTTGTTTCTTCATCTTTTCGAGAACTTGTTTTAATGTTCTCTAATTCTTCCAATGTAGTGGAACTAATATAAAAATTATCTTCTAAAATCTTATCCTGTAGTAATAGAAGAGCGTTGGTATCATAAAATTTAGTTTTGATGGCTTAGACCACCTTTCTCATTAAATTTCGCATTAGCGATGATATAATTTTTTTCTATAATTTTCGAGTAGTCTCATATTATGAGGAGTCTCACACAAATAGAATTTTTTACGTTTATGACATGATTCCGAATGGGATACGCCGCCTTCCGCATAAGGAACTCCATGCTTTACTAAATATTCTTTCTCTTGTTTAGTAATGAGTACTATATTAATACACACCTTTCGTTTTAAATTTCTTTGTATTTACCACAAAGATAAATAGTTGGGGTGGTAGGACTCGAACCCACGACCGTTCGGATATAAGCCGAATGCTCTAACCAACTGAGCTACACCG